TCCCTTCGTACCAGGGCACGAACAGGTGCGTCGCCAGCTTGGTCTTGCCGTGTCTGGGCGGCATGTTGACGATCAAACGCGTGATGCTGCCCGCTTCGACCTCTTCGAGCGCCGCGCCCAAGACACGGTGATGCTTGGCGGCGCGATAGTTCGACTGCGTCATGTCGTCGGGAGCGTCGAGCGCCGGGCTCATGTAGCGGGCGAACGCGATCAGACCCTCGCGCGCTTGCAGGATCGCTTTCTTGCGTTCGAGAAGGGCGACCAGCTCGTTCATGCAGGCAGCGTGCCGGGGTCCGCCGCCGTTTCGAGCGCCGCGATGCGGGTTTCGTGACCGGCGATGTTGGTCGCGTTGGTGGTGATCCGAGTTTCGTGACCGGCGACGTTGGTCGTGTTGGTCGCGATCCGGGTTTCGTGGTTGGCGACTTGGGTTTCAAGCGCCACGACCCGAGGCGTCAGATCGACATCGCCCGACAGAGACGGGCAAACGAGCACGACTTCGCTGTGCTGCGGCCAGACAACCCCGGTGTTGTTGGTGATGTTGATGAAGGTGGGGCCGAACTGAACCCTCACCGCCGGATCGACGTAGACATAACCGTTGGCGGCGACCTCCCAATTGACCTTGTCTACGTCCGGGTTGCTGGCGTCGGGCGTATCGATCGCGATCGTCGCGCCAGGATTGACCGACCTGGACGTGAGTTTGGCGCTGAACATGTAGCCGCTGGATTGGGTCATGCCTGAACTCCCTAGACGCGCTCGGTGCGCAGACCGGGCCTGCGCGGCGGCGGCCCTTTCATCGGCGGTTTCTTGGCCGGGAACGGAGCCCGCGCGCCCGGCTGGGGCGGCGGCATCGGCATCGCGGGGCGCGGCGGGCCAGCGCCTGGCGCTGCGCCTGGCACAGCCGAGCCGGAAGCCATCATCGGCATCGCGGGCGGCCCTCCACCTGTCGGCCCTTGCGGCAGCGGCGCAGCGCCTGGGTGAACCATCGGCATCCCGCCGCCCGGACCGCCCGGACCGCCAGGCGGCCCCATAGGCGGCCTGGGCGGACCTCCCATCATCGGCGGATGCGCGGTCATAGACATGGGCGCGCCGTGGGCTGCGGCGAGCCCGGCAAGCAGATGAGCGATGGCCGGGCTCGCGCCCTGCGGCGGGTTCATGCCGCCAACCAACGCCGGATTGGGGAGCGGCGGCGCGGTGCGCGCTGTCGCTGGCGGTCCAGAACCAAAAGCCATCTTCGTGTCTCCCGTTGTCGTCTTTGTCTCACACCCAAGCCGACATTCAGGTCAAGATTGGGCGGGACCGCGCCGCCACTAGGGGGTAAGAACGGCGCGGCCCCTCTCCTCCGGGGATGGTTGCGGATCACACCCCGAAGCTGCGAACCTGCCTCTTGCGAACCCCGAACAAAGCGAGGAAGCCAAAGCCGATGAGCGCCATCGCCCAGGTCGAGGGCTCGGGCGTCGTTACCGCCGTGATCGTGCCGTCGATCGCAATGTGGATCGGCGAGCCGCCGCTGATCCCCGACACTTCGGCGAAGTAAGCGCCCGCGCCGAGCACGTCAGGCGCGACGGTCGCCTCCTGTCCGCCGAGGACGTTCAGGATCGCCGAACTCTCGATTTGAGCGCCGATCGGCTGAAAAGGTGAAACCGGCGCGCTCGAAGTGAAGTTGTTCAGCGACAACGATCCGCCCGTGATCCGCAGATTGCCGATCGCGCTGTCGGACACGGACACGGTCACGGTTTCTGACGTAGGCAGCGAGAACTCGAAAAATTCCGAGAACCCGATCCCGCTGCCGGGCGTGTCCTGCGCGGGAAGCGCGAGACTTTGGTTGAAGACCGCGCCGATATTATCGACGGTGATCTGGGTCGCCGCGTGAGCGGGCGCAACCGCAGCGATGACGGCGACAAGGACAGTGGGAAAGTTGATCCTAGACATGAGTGAGTTTCCTTTGTTGCAGACAGGGCCGCCCCTTTGGCCCGAGCGTTAAAGTCTCCCCGTCAGGAGCAAGACGAGGACAACGATCAAGAGGATGCCGACGAGGCCGATGCCGCCACGCCCGAACCCGTAGCCGTAGGGCACTGGCCCGACAACCCCGGTTCCTCCGAGCAGAACGATGATCAGAACGATGAGAAGGACGATGCCGAGCGTGCTCATTTCGGACCTTCCTTGTCGCGAACCTTGTTGAACCAGTAGCCAGCGATCAGCGCGCTAAGGGTCGGGATCGTCACCAGAAGCTTATCGACGACCTTCTCGTTGTGGATGACCTCCATCCCCATGAGGATCATCGCCGTTGAAGAGATGACGCCGAAAGCGAGCGTGATGATCAGATCGGGCCGCATCAGCCTTTCGCTTTCCATCGGGCGTAGGCGTCGGCCATTTTCCGGTCGTAAGCGTTCTGCGTGTAGCCAGGGCCGTTGTAGGCGCGCGCAAATGTCTTCCAATCTTTCTTGCGCAGCGCGCCGTCGAGATTGCTGCCCTTGATGAATTTCACGAACGCGTCGAGATGCGCGCTCGCGCCCGAGTTCATGGCGTCCACGAACCCCTTCACGTCATCGAAACCGCAGACCTTGTGGTTCGCGCCCAAAATCTGAAACGTGCCCCATGAGCACGCCTTGTGCGCGGCGTCCCAATCCGCTTTGGCGGCGTCTTCGAGACGGTTGTGCTGGTTCGCTCCGGTCGCGCCGTACAGCTTCGAGTTCCACGTCGCCGACGACAAGGGCACGCCCTTGCGATCGACCATGTCGTGATGCTTGCCGTTGCAGTGCTGCCGAAAAATATGCGCTTCAAACAAGACGGCGGGCCTGCCGTCCGGCAGGAACCCTGCGCCAGCCGCCTCGACCTCCGCGACGGCGCGGATCGCGGCGACCTCGACGCCAAGTTCCTTCGCGGCGCGAGCGAAATCCGCGTCGGTCAAAGTCCGCTGAAGCGTCTCGCTCACCGAGGGATCACCATCGTTTCGAGATTGGCGACCTGCTCTTCAAGCGTGGCGACGCGGTCCTCGACCGGAACAGTTTCTGTCGGCAGCGTTGTCGCGGGCGGCGTGGCGGCCTTGGGCGTGTTGCCCTCATCGAGCCACGCGAGAAATTCCTGATAGTCCACGTTGGCCGGATCGAACGGGATGAACGCACCGTCCTCGTCGCGAACGATGATGCTCTCGTGAGGCTTGTTGTTCGTATAATCCCAGACTTGCGTATAGGTCATGGTCAAAGCTCCGCGCTCGCAGTAAATGCCCAGCTGTTCAGTCCAGCCTGGCCAGTCGTTGACACTGTCAATAACGCTCGAAAGGATTGTGGCGAATTGTTATCAAGCGCCACATTGCTGCCGTTAACATAAGAACCGCCAACCGAGGTAAGTGTTGGAGCCGCACGCATCGAAACTGGAAGGGAAATTGTTTGACCGGCAACGCCCCCAGCAGCGCCGTAAACTAGCAAGCTCACCGGCGCGTTGGTGAAGTAATACCGCTGGCAATCCGCCAAGCTCTTGGCCAGCGACTGCCTATTGTATGGTGTTGCTACGCTGCCGATCTCAAGCTTGACGCCGGTCAGGTAGAAGCCTGCGGCGTTGGTTGCGACGACGCTGACTGCGCCGTTCGCGCCGCGCCAATTCCCATTCCCCCACGCCCCAGCAGGGCCACGAAAATTCGCGCCACAACCAAGATCAAAAGCAACGCCGAACGCCGCCGCGTTGCCCGCCATCACCCACGTTCCGCCCGTGTCGCCTGGAATTGTAATGACGATCTTTGTCCAAGTGTTCGCGACTGGAATGTTAAAAGTGAATGGATAACCGCGCGCAGGGGGAGCTGGATAGCTATAGATCGCGCCGCCAAACGTCCCAGTAAGGCTTGACTGCACCCAAAAGCTCAACGTGACCGGCTGCGCGTTTGACGTTCCCCAAGCGAAGTCGCTGACCATGTCAGCTTCAATCGGCTGTTGGAAATTAAAACTCTCAGTGGCAAGAGACACATAAGCCGACGACGATGTAAATGCGAGGCAATATGGAAACCCCTGCGTCAAATTTATATTAGCAGTAGAGCGTCCCCATGTTCCTTTAGCTGCTTGCGCTGCGCTATAGAGCCATCGATCAACCGTGTAGACATTCAGTGCCGTTCCGGCCGCGCCATTGTTTCTAGCGTCGATCCGCATGTCGCCGTTGATGAGCCTGTTGCTGTTCTCCTTGATGGCGGGCTGGTGGCCGTTGAACCAGCTCGTCGTGACAAGCTTGCTCGAACTGTCCTGGGCGGGCGGATCGGCGGCGGCGGCAACGCCCGAGAACGTCGCGGTCGTCCCGTTGAGCGCTCCGGTCAATGTTCCGCCAGCAAGGGGGAGCTTGGTGTTCGCCACCGTCGTCGCAGCCGCGTCGCCACTGTCCACGTAGCTCTTGTTCGTGGCCTGGGTCGCGACAGTCGGGGCCGCCGCCGGAAGGTTGAGCGCTCCGGTCAGTGTTCCGCCTGCTAAATTCAGGTATTGCGACAAGTCCTGCATCGTGCCGACGCGCGACCAGTTGGCGGCGGTGAACGCGCCAGCCGCAGACGGCGCGATAGCCTGGTAGAGAGCGCCCGCGTAGACAGCGAAATCGCCGGTCGCGTAGGGCGCGGTAGACACGAACAACCTGACCGCGAGAAGCTTTTGGGGAGCCTGCGAGCCGTCGATGTAGCCGGTTTGGGCGTCGGCGAAGTTGACCCACAGCTCGCCCGGCTGGCGCGTGCCTGCCTGGGGCATGTTGCCCGGCACGGAGGATCGAAGGGTCTGAACTCTGTTAGGCATGGCTCATCTGGCCCCTTGCATCGCTAGAATGTTCCAGCGTCGATAGTGAAGTTGTCGATCGCGCTCTTGGTCGGATCGGAGCCGTCCATGCGCGTGCTGAGCGTCGCGCTCTGATTGAAGGTGAGGCTGGCTGCAACGGAGAAAGTTCCGCCGACAGTGGTGGTGACGGCGTTACCCGTCGTCATCAGTTGGGGCACTGTCGCCAATGTCCACGGAAACGGCCCAAGCGAACCTCCGCTCAGAAGCACCTGCTGCGGCGCGCTCGCCTGCGGCGTCGCAGGCGTGAGCTGCATGGCGAAGGGCGAAGTCTGCGCAGACACGTAAGTCTGGTTCGCCCCGGTCGGCACCGGCAGAACCGAAGACGAGGTGACGGGCTCCCACTCGAAGCCAGGCGCAGGCCCAGACAGAAGCGACTGACCGGGCGCTGTCGCCGCAGGCACGCTGGCCTCGACCGAGATGCCGGGCGGCGCGGAGACATAGTTGCCGTATTGTGTCTTGAGCGGCGGCCCCGGCGCGGCGATCTCGACCACCTCGCCCGCGTTCGGGTTCGGCGGAATGAACAGCGCGCTGTCGAAAGCCTTGGTCACAGCGCGCTGCCCAACGCGGTGTTGTTGAGCGGCGTCTTGAACCAGGAAATAAAGACGTAGGCGTCGGCGGTCGGCGCTTGGTTGAACGTGATGCTGTCGCCGCTCGCCGCGTACTGGATAGCCGGTTCTTGAATGACGCCATCGACCGAAACCAGAAGCTCTTCAGGTCCGGCCAGATTGGGATTGGTGCCGTCCGATTTCACCGTCAGAACGAAGGTCGTGCGCGAACCGTCTTGGAAACCGGGCGGGGTGTTGATG